AAAAACAAACCAGTTCAATCAATCGTTGAACGCTATGTTCAACTATCTGCCGTCAAATTTGTAGATGAAATTATTGTTTACGATACAGAAAAAGACCTAGAAGATTTGTTAATGTTCTTGCCAATTACTTTGCGTATTTGTGGTGAAGAATATAAAGACAAAGCTTTAACTGGTCGAGACATTTGTGATAATCGAGGCATTAAAACATATTACAATTCTCGCACACACCGCTTTAGTTCAACCGAATTACGAGAAAGAACATATCAATCTGAATTGAAAAAGAATGGCCTTTCTAGTTCATAACTTACCACCAGTTCAATGCTTTGTTAAAAAAGAATTTCTCTATGACTTTGAAAAAGGTTTTGGTGAATATGAGCCTTGTATATGGATGACATTGAAATGCATTAAGAATCAGGCATTTCGTATTGAAGCATTATTACCTAATTATGGTGCATTGTATGATAAGTTACCTTTACATGCATTTGTTTCACGGCAAACAGACCTAAAAAATGCAACTTTGCCTTTGGATTACTTGCAAATTTGGGACTGTTTGAGTTATAATTTCACTATTATTGAGAAAGATAACCTTCGCCTTTTGAAGTGTAAATTTCTGGATAAAAGTAGAAACTGGCACTTTGGACAATATATGTTCACAGTTGATTTTTGCCAAAACGACCCTGGCTTTTTAGATACAGGATGGAGTGAGACAGTAACAGAACATAAGAGTTACAACTTTATGAAATTGGATAATGGCCAGTTTGCGGCTCAACCAAATAATAAAACATTGTTCTATGATTCATCACTTACAGTACCTGAATTTAAAATGCCAGATTTTAAAATAGCAACAAAGTTATATTCAGTAGAGCAATTTAGCAAACACTCTGCACGAAATAACAATGATTTTTTTTATGAATTTAAGGAAACAAAATGAACACCCGTGAAATTGCCAAAAAACTAGCCATCGAACACAAGATGCCAAGAGCAGAAAAATATGATTTGTTCTTGCGTGAGTTTGATGATATGGTTGAAGTGGTTGGCTGGATGCAAGACCCTAATTATGACATGAAAGATTTTCAAGGCAGAGAGATGTTGTTTCCTAAACGCTGGGTTACCATTGGTGTTTTGCCTGCGGAGACCAAAGTAAGTGTATAAAGTTTTTTATTTAACAGGTTATTCAATGTTAACAAAAGAGTTTCAAACATTGACAGAAGCCACAACTTTTGCAAACAAAAGGCCGTTAGATACGGTTTTAGAAATTAAAAATTATGACCCCAAAATTAATCACCTTCAAAACGAATCAGACAATCCTTGCACAGATTGATTTCACAAACGATACAGAATTGGTTGCTAAAGAACCAGTTCAAGTAATTGTTCAACCAACAAAAGACGGCCCAATGATGGGCTTTGCACCATTCTTGGAGTATGCCCAAGAGTTTAAATCAGGCATTAAATTTAGCATGTCTGATGTTCTCTGTATTACTACACCTGTGCGTGAATTAGAGAATCAATATAATCAAGTGTTTGGTAGTGGTATTCAAATTGCCTCGGCCATTCCTAAAATCTGATATAATATATGAATGACTAAAAAATACTACACACATGTTCTAAACTTTGGTAATCATATTCTTTACCGAGGTATAAACAACGGTCGGAGAATCAAGCAAAAGATTGAATATTCTCCGACTTTGTATTTTCCTACGAACAAGAAAACTGAATGGCGCTCACTACAAGGTGATGTGCTAGAACCAAAATCGTTTGGTTCAATTCGTGAAGCCAAAGATTTCATCAAAAAATATGAAGAAGTTTCTAACTTCAAAATGTTTGGCAATACAAGGCTCGAATATGCCTATATCGCTGATACACAAAAAGGTTTCATTGATTGGGACATTAACGACTTAGATATTGCTATCATCGATATCGAGGTTGGTTCAGAGAATGGATTTCCTAACCCACAAGATGCTAACGAACCGATTACAGCGATTGCTGTTCGCCGTTTGAATGGCAAAACATATGTTTATGGTTGTGGTGATTTCGAAAACAACAACCCAAATGTTGAATATAAAAAGTGTAAAGATGAATACACGCTCTGCAAAACATTTCTAACTGATTGGGAAGAACACACACCAGACATTATCTCTGGTTGGAATATTAAGTTCTTTGATATACCATATCTACACAATCGTTTTCAAAAGATTCTTGGTCCTGATATGACGAAGAAACTCTCACCTTGGGGTGCAGTTGTTGAGCGTGAGAAGATGATTAAAGGACAAAGACAAATTGCGTATGATATTTTTGGTGTTTCTTGTTTGGATTATATTGAACTCTATCGATGGTATGCGCCAGGCGGCAAATCACAAGAATCATACAAACTCGACCACATCGCCTCTGTTGAACTAGGCACAAGTAAACTAGATTACTCTGAGTATGATAATCTACATCAGCTCTATAAACTAAACTATCAAAAGTTTATTGAGTATAACATCAAAGATGTGGAACTAATTGTTGACCTAGAAGATAAGTTGAAGTTGATTGAGTTGGCTGCTACTCTGGCATACGACACAAAGACCAACTTTGAAGATGTGTTTGCACAGACAAGAATGTGGGACTCATTGATTAATTGTTATCTGATGGAACGAAAGATTATTGTTCCGCCAAAAGAACGCAAAGAAAAAGATTCGGCATTTGAAGGCGCCTATGTCAAAGAACCACAAGTTGGCAAGCACGATTGGGTTGCTTCATTTGACCTTAACTCTCTGTATCCGCATTTGTTGATTCAATATAATATTTCACCAGAAACAATTATTGAACCACAAAATTACACCGATGAAATGCACCGCATTATCTCTGATGGTGTAAGTGTTGAAAAGATGCTACAACGAAAAGTTGACACATCTAAAATAGAAGGTGTTACATTGACACCAAATGGTCAGTTCTTTCGTACCGATATACAAGGCTTCTTACCTAAGATGATGGAAGAAATGTATGAAGATAGAAAGAAGTTTAAGAAGTTAATGATATCTGCACAGCAAGATTATCAAAATGAAACGGACAAAAACAAAAAACACGAACTAGAAAAATTAATTGCACGATATAACAATCTGCAACTTGCAAAAAAAGTTTCGCTAAACTCCGCTTACGGTGCTCTTGGCTCACAATACTTCCGTTTCTATGATTTAAGACAGGCATTGGCAGTTACGCAAGCCGGTCAATTGAGTATTCGTTGGATTGAAAACAAGTTAAACGAATACATGAACAAAATTTTAAAGACAGAAGGAAAAGATTATGTTATTGCGAGTGATACGGATTCGATTTATCTCCGTCTTGGAGAGTTGGTCGATTCGGTGTTTGATAAAGAGAATCGAAATAATCAGAAAATCATCGCCTTCATGGACAAAATCTGTGAAGCTAAGATTCAACCGTTTATTGATTCGGCGTATTCAGAGTTGGCTGGATATGTTAAGGCTTATGGACAAAAGATGAACATGAAGCGTGAAGCGTTGGCAGACAAAGGTTTGTGGACTGCCAAGAAGCGTTACGCATTGAATGTTTATAATAACGAAGGTGTTGCATACAAAGAACCAAAACTCAAAGTGATGGGTCTCGAAATGGTCAAATCATCTACACCATCTGTCATCCGTGAAAAGATGAAAGAAGTATTGGAGTTGATGATGCGTGGCACCGAAGAAGATGTTCACAAGTTTATTGATGAATTCAAAACAGAGTTTATGAAATTACCACCAGAAGAAATCTCATCACCACGAGGTTGTAATGGCATTGGTCAGTATTCTGATTCTGCTTCATTGTATAAGAAAGGCACACCTATTCATGTGAAAGGTGCCATTCTATATAACTTTTATTTGAAGAAGCATGGTTTAGAAAAGCAATACCCAATGATACAAGAGGGTGAGAAGCTAAAGTTTGCATATCTTAAAATGCCAAACCCAATTAAAGATACTGTCATTAGTTTCCCACAACGATTACCTAAAGAGTTTGGCATCCACGAATTCATCGACTATGATATGCAATTCGACAAAGCGTTTGTTGAACCAATTCGTGTTGTGCTAGATTGCATGGGTTGGAAAACAGAGAAACAAAACTCACTAGAGGACTTCTTTGCATGAAAAACATTCGTGTCATTGAACGAGGCATCGATGTGTCTAAGATACTCGACCAGCTAAAAAAATATCCTGACGATTGGGGTATTCAAAAGAGAATGGACAAAACAGAGATTCTCGACCCACTAAAGCACATTGTGAGTGCAGGTGTCTTGCAGCTGGTAATGGGTGCTATAGCTAAGGCAGGTGATGATGTAAGAGATTCAGAAATGTGTGTTGCTACACCAGCCTTCTATCGCCATACAGAGATAGTAAAGTGGTGCCAAAGCCGTTTTCACGCCTTTGCTCGCTGTGCCTTTCTGTCTCTGCCTGTTGGTCAGATAGTTGGAAAGCACATAGATATTGGAACATATTATCTAAGAAAAGACCGCTACCATCTGGCCATACAAGGAAAATATAAATATATGGTTGGTGATGAAGAAGTTATTGTGGAACCAGGTACCTTTCTGTGGTTCAATAATAAAGAAATGCATGGCACAGAAAACATTGGAGACGAAGTAAGAATTACATTTGTCGTTGATGTTCCTCACCATACAAATAATCCATGAACCAAGTTTTACTTCCTTTCTTAACGGCCATTGCTTTATCAGCAATCGCAGCCTTCTACTCAGTCATTGGTCTTGCACAGATATTTCCAGGTTCATACTGGCCAATCATCATCATGGGTTCTGTATTAGAGATTGCAAAGCTAGTAACAGTATCTTGGCTATATAATAATTGGAACGAAACTGCTAGAGTAATGCGTTATTACTTTTCAGTTGCCATTGTATTGTTGATGCTGATTACTTCAATGGGTATATTTGGTTACTTGTCAAAGGCACACCTAGAATCGAATGTAATTCTAGGTGCAAATAGTGTTCAATTAAAAACATTAGAGACACAAGAAAAAATTGCTAAAGATAAACTCACTTACCTTTTACAGAGAGCGGGTGACCCAGCAACAGCAAACAATCGTATCGATAGGCAGATACAAGAAACACAAGCAGAGTTGAAGCGAATCGCTAACGAAAAATTGCCTTTAATGGCAGAAGAAAATAAGTTGGCGGCAGAGATTGGTCCTATTAAATACATCGCCGAGTTATTCTACTCAAAAGATGACCCAAACTTTATAGATAAAGCAGTAAGAGCAGTAATCATTATCATCATTGTAGTTTTTGACCCATTAGCGGTTCTTTTATTAATAGCGGCTCAACAAACATACCGCAATCTAAACAAACAAGAACCAGAACCACCAGTCAAAAAGGCAAAAAAGAAAAAAGTGGTTGACAACACACCACCTATTAGTGTAGAATCCTTTTTGATAGATGATAAAAATGAAATTATACCCAAAGATAAAATAACACGACTTGACGGAGGTTCGTTTTAATATGAGTTTACTTGACAAACTAAAAAAGAATTCAACAATTAAAGATTCAGCTATTCTTGCTAAATCTAAATTCTTCAATGAAAAAGATTCCATTCCCACTGGTGTGCCAATGGTAAATGTGGCATTGAGTGGCAGTTTAGATGGCGGTCTTACACCTGGCCTTACAATGTGGGCAGGCCCATCTAAGCACTTCAAAACAGCTTTCAGTTTGCTGATGGCTAAATCATACATGGACAAATATCCTGATGCTATTCTATTGTTCTATGATTCAGAGTTTGGCACACCAATCAAATACTTTGAAACATTTGAAATTGATATGGAAAGAGTGTTGCATACACCTTTGACTGACATTGAACAGTTGAAGTTTGATATCATGCAACAGTTACAAGAAATTAATCGTGGTGAGCATTTGATTATTGTGCTTGATTCAATTGGTAATTTGGCATCAAAGAAAGAAGTTGAAGATGCTCTCGAAGGCAAATCAGTTGCAGATATGTCCCGTGCTAAACAAGTTAAGAGTTTGTTCCGCATGGTGACACCACACTTAACACTTAAAGATATTCCAATGGTTGTGGTGAATCATACTTACAAAGAGATTGGTATGTTTCCTAAAGATATCGTTGGTGGTGGCACAGGTTCTTATTACTCTGCTGATAACATCTATATTCTTGGTCGTCAACAAGAAAAAGATGGCACAGAGATTACGGGTTATAACTTCATCATTAATGTTGAGAAGTCCCGTTATGTAAAAGAAAAGAGTAAGATTCCTATTTCAGTTGCATTTGAAGGTGGTATCAACAAGTATTCTGGCTTGCTAGATTTGCTTGTAGAAGGAAACTTTGTATCAAAACCATCACCTGGTTGGTATGCAAAAGTTGACCAGAAAACTGGTGAGCTAGGTGAGAAGAAACGCTTTACGGATACACAGACGGCTGAATTTATGGAACCATTCCTTGCTGATAAGAAGTTTAAAGAATTTATCAATCAAAAATATGGAATCGCTTATGGGTCAATTATGGGAGAAACTCCTGTTTTGGAAGAAACCGAAAGTGCTTGAAGAAGGTAAAGATTTTGCGTTCATAGAGTTTAAGGATACCGAGATGACCGGTATCCAACTCTTAGCGGGTGAGTATGAGGGTGTTGTATATCACTATGAAAAAGCACGAATAAAGGAAGAAGGCGAACTTGCTAGATTGCAGTTCGGTTATACTATTGTTCATCCTGGCAAACACGACATAGACCTCTTGCAAAATGATGAGGAATTTGTTACAATCATGGGTGATATACTAACACAAATATTATTAAGTAAAGCGAAAGCAGATGAACAGATTAGAACAAATAATTCTGAAGAATTTGATATACAATGAGGACTACACACGAAAAGTTCTACCATTCATTCGTTCCGATTATTTTGCCGATGATGCAGAGCGAGTAGTTTTCAAAGAAGTTTTTGACTTCACAAACAAATACAAGAATCTTCCATCACACGAAGCACTTGTAATCAATTTAACAGAAAGCAAATCACTAACAGAACCACAAGTTCGTTCAGCTATTGAGCTTCTAAACGAAATCAAAGAATCAAAAGATGAAACTGCCGAGATGGCATGGCTGACTGAGCAAACAGAAAAGTTTTGCCAAGACAAGGCCATCTACAATGCAATCATGGAATCTGTTGGTATTCTCGATGAGAAAAACTCCAAGAAAAGTAAAGGTGAAATTCCTAAACTTCTTGCTGATGCTCTTGGGGTTTCATTCGATAGTAATGTTGGTCACGATTACATGCAGGACTTTGATGACCGATTTGACTTCTATCATCGTGTTGAAACAAGAGTTCGTTTTGACCTAGACATTTTCAATAAGATTACAAAAGGCGGCTTGCCAGTTAAGACATTGAATATCGCACTTGCAGGCACAGGTGTTGGTAAATCATTGTTTATGTGTCATATGGCTGGGTCTTGCCTATCACAAGGTCATAATGTGTTGTATATTACATTAGAAATGGCCGAAGAAAAGATTGCAGAGCGTATTGATGCTAACTTATTGAATGTTGATTTCAATGAATTACACACCATGAGTAAGAGTGATTATGAAAGAAAGTTTCAGGCACTTAAAATCAAAACACATGGCAAACTAATCATCAAAGAATATCCAACTGCAAGTGCTTCTGCACTTCATTTCCGTGCTTTGCTAAATGAACTTGCATTGAAAAAGAACTTTAAGCCAGATATTATCTTCATCGATTATCTAAACATCTGTTCGTCTGCTCGTGTCAAACCTGGCGGAACAGTAAACACATACACATACATTAAGAGTATTGCTGAAGAACTTCGTGGTCTTGCTGTTGAAAATAATCTACCAATTGTTTCTGCAACACAAACAACACGAAGCGGTTTCTCAAACTCAGACCCTGGCTTGGAAGATACTTCTGAATCGTTTGGTCTACCTGCAACTGCTGACTTTATGTTTGCTCTGGTGACCAACGAAGAACTAGAAGGTCTTAATCAGATTCTTGTTAAGCAATTGAAGAATCGATATTCTGACCCAAATCATTTCAAACGCTTTGTTGTTGGTGTTGACAGGTCTAAGATGAGATTGTATGATGTTGAAGAAACGGCACAACAAGGCCTTGCTGATTCTGGCCAAGAAGATATACCTGATGTGCCATTGAATACATTTGGTAATCGAGAAGCTAAATTCAATCGTAACTTTGGTGGTTTAAAAGTATGAGTTTGAATTACGACCAAGCCTTGCATTGTGCCAAGGTGTTCAAAGATTATTTTTCTGACTTCAATCGGATTGATGAATACATGCGTGAGCAGAAACTTAACTCTTTGGCTGAGTTACCTTTTGCCTTGCCTGGTTGTGGGCCAGAAGAAGATTTGTTTTCTGATTTCACCATGTCACCAGAAGATATGGACTTTGAAGTGGTTGAACTCGAAGCACCAAGATGGCAGTTATACTTGGACATTATATCTTCACATAATAATCTATCCTCGCCTGGTCGTAATGTTCGTTTGGCTGTATTAGAAAAGAATACAAAGAAATGGGTTGGTTTTATTCGCATTGGTTCTCCAACGATTATGATGAAGCCAAGAAATGAACTTCTTGGTTGTGTAATGACCAATGAACTAGAAACAACCAAATCATTTAATCGTGCTGCAGCCATGGGTTTTGTTATCGTGCCAGCACAACCATTTGGTTACAATTATCTTGGTGGTAAATTATTGGCATCTATCTGTTGTTCACATGAGGTGCGTGAAATACTGGACAAAAAGTATGGTATGAACACTTGCTTGTTTGAAACCACCAGTTTATATGGCACCACAAAATCTGTATCACAATATGATGGTATGAAACCTTATCTACGATTTGGTGGCACAACCGAATCAGATTTTTTACCAATGATGCATGGTAAACCATATGATGACCTTAAAGATTATGTTGAGGGTATCGTTGGTGAGTTTGTTCCTGCTGATGCTTCTAGTCGTAAATTAAAGATTAGCAATACTATTATTGCCATGACCAAAGCCGCATTGAAAGGCCATAAAGAAGATTATGAAGCGTTTATAAACACCATTGATAAAGCCAAAGGTCTGACTGAAAGAAAGCGTTATTATTATTCAAACTATGGCTTCTCCAACTTCAAAGATGTGGTTCTAGGAAAGACAGACAAGTTGGTCAAAGACAAAGAAAATTATGATAAATTCTATTTGCCCAATGTGGTTGAGTGGTGGCGTAAAAAGGCGTGTAGTAGATATACAACACTCCAGACAGAAAACCGTTTAAGGACAGAGATTGAGGTCTGGACAGGTGATAAGGAGATTGACATTATCAGATAACCGTAGTAGGATAAATATATGGCGATGAAAATTCCTACTAAAGTTAATACTGATACTGCTCCAAAAATCTCTGGTGCTGGCGCTGAAGTTACTGCCTTGGCAGAATCATTACAGGCTTATGCCTGTGCTACTCGTCAACACTATGGTAAACCATTGGGTGATATTTCACAGGTAACAGAGCGAACAATTGCGGACGCTGACTGTGATAGAACCCTAAAACAATGTATGAAAGGCTTAGATGAAAACTGGTTCACCAGTATTGTTAAAACAGCCAATCAAATATTTGAAGAAGTGCCTGGTGCCAAGACAGGAAAAAGATTTAAGTTTTATCGTGGCGGCCGTTTCGTAGATTCTATCTACAACGAATGGCGTAGAATGAAAGATGGTAGTGGTATTACAGGTGATGATAAATGGAATCCTGCTGATATCTGGATGGTCAAAAAAGATTTTAAATTAAAAACTGGATGGCCAACACTTAGAGATTACAACAGATACATTTATGATGAGTTTGCTAAAACAAATTTAATTGGTATTTCATTGAAGAAGTTAGACCCAAAAGCACCTAAAGCACAATCTAAAATTTACAACAACGGTAAACCATTAGTTGCAACATTTACAGGCGTAAAACTTGGTATGAATATGTTTGATTCAAAAGACATTTACATACAGTTTAAATCAGAAGGTAAAGACGGAGAAATCCAACTTAGAAACTTTTCGAGCAGACCTGAACCATCTTCATGGCAAGGTGAGATAAAAGGCAAAACATCTGCTGGCGGCAAAATTGGTGGTGGTATTATATTTGAAGGTGCTGTCGATACGGGAGTTCAACGAGCAAAGTTAACTTTTCCTAGACAAACTCCAATTCAAAAACCAACTGATACAGAATTTAAAAAGTTTGCTACCATGTTTAAACAATTATCTGGTAGTAAAGAATCAATCGATAAATTGATTATGGAAGCAAAAGCTGGGCACAGAAAAGATAAGACCTGGTGGATGTCTAAGTATATTGGTATTGACCTTATTTACACGATGATTAAAGAAAAGAAAATAGACGCTCTATGTTCATATATGTTTCAATATGCTTCATCTGCAACAAAGAACAGTAGCATTTTCATAAAGTATAGCTAATGAATTTCACACAGTTTTTAACCGAAGGCAAAGAAGGCAAGAATGTTCACCTCGAACATATCGAGGATGAAGTTCTTAATGGCGGTGTTGCTGGTGCTCGAAGTGCAATTAACTTTTTGCAATCGCTTCGTGATATGTTGGCCGGCCATTCAGCAACAAAAATAAATGTCACCACAAAATGGGACGGTGCACCTGCTATCTTTGCAGGTATTAATCCAGAGAATGGTAAATTCTTTGTTGGCACCAAATCAGTTTTCAATGTCAATGCTAAATTAAATTACACAGATGCAGACATTGATGAGAACCATACTGGTGCTGAATTAAATCGTAAACTTAAAATTGCTCTTGCTTACTTGCCAAAATTAGGCATCAAAGGTGTTCTGCAAGGTGACATGATGTTTACTAAAGGCGATATTAATAAACAAGTAATCGATGGTGAATCATACATCACATTTCAGCCAAATACAATTGTGTATGCGGTGCCTTCTGATTCCAAACTTGCTAGTTCGATGCTAGATGCTCAGATTGGTGTGGTGTTTCATACATCATATACTGGACAAAAAATGTCTGATATGAAGGCCTCTTTTAATATTGACATTGGTCGCCTATCTACAACCAAAGATGTTTGGTTCCGTGATGCCTCATTTGTAGATACTTCAGGTTCTGCTACATTCACAGAAGAAGAAACAAAACAAATCACCACAATTCTTTCCGTAGCAGG